ATTGGTTATCGATATCATACAATCGATTGCGTAAGACAGGAGCATCTTACAACAACACGACTATACTCTATCACCAAGCAATGTCTGAGACTGACCATCTCAGACTGCGACGTGAACGGACCATCGCTTCCCTTTCCACTCTCGGGATCCAGGAGTGGAAGGCGCGGTCTTCCCTGGTAGCAGGGGGCCGAGGACCGGCGGATCACAGTGAGTTTTGGAAACAGCGTATAGAAAGTTTAAATATGGGAATTATTGTCCCAATAAACATTTCATACGTTGGTCAATTTCATAACTACTGCACGGCTCTTTATAGGTCGGGGCAGAGGGCTCCATTAGTGGAGGCCGTACCCGTGATTGTCGAATATGCACTCGACGTTACAGATCGGATTGTTGGACTGGTAAAGGCAACAGGCTACAGAGGGAATTTTACTGATGATTGGTACCATAGGACTGATATCCATTATAGCATTCTATATATGGAAGGTTCATGGGGTACAAATCTTAAATATCATATAAATTACCTCTTCAATAAGCATGAAGACCAAGTCCAACAGGAGCGGAAGGAAACAATCTCGGCTAGGAACGGATTCATCTGTTCTGGCCGTCCTGGAGACAGTCTCAAGAAAAGACTAAGAGGGCAAAGCCTTAAGAGTTTGGAAACTCGGCTTACTCTCCTCCAAGGGTTTAAGAAATCACTTTTACCTTTGGATGCTCGAGATTGGCGTGATACCATTGAGGACACACGTGTCTCTTTGACACGGGAACCCCCAAAACTACCCAAAGAACTCTACTCGGAGATGATCCGAACGGGTCATGAACTCAAGAAGCAATCAAGGGAGGTGTTAATTCGTAAGAATTTTACACACTCTAAGAGTGCTTGCATTGAGAATCCACGAGCAGAGGGTGGTTTTGCAGGCAAGTTCATGTTTGAACATGGTATCGAAGGGATTTTGTATAGAATTTCGCCACCGAATCTGGTTGGCGATGTAAGGTATCATAATACCTTTAGAGTGCAATTGGTCTATAGTAGATGTCCCTATAACTACTTAGACGTGTATGATGAGACTGTTTCGGAGCTTTTTGAATTGCTCGAAACAGACATCGCCACCGTAAAGATGAGGGTAATACCTGAACCATTCAAATTCAGAGTATTGTCAATTGGTGAGTATAATATATACTCCTCATTGAAACCCTGGCAGACTTGGATGTGGAAAACACTCCAACGGTTTGAGACCTTTCAATTAACAGGGAAAGGTTCAGATTATCTGCAAGAGCATGTCACCTCAATTGTGACAAAATGGTGGGATGTTGGCATGAAGTTTCTTAGTGGTGATTACAAAAATGCTACTAACGAGCTTAGTTCTTATGCCGTCTCTATCTTGGCTGAGGCCTGGTTATCTGACTATCCAGAATTATTGTATATTCTGAAGAAGACGCTATTTAGCTCTAACCTGAACTTTACAAAAAGTTCAATTGGGGTTAGACAGCTTCTTCCTGACAAAAAGTTCAGATGCAGAGCTGATCGAGATCTATGTTCTAGCGAAGAATTGCTAGATATGGACGTACAGGTCGGAGTTCATTTTGATCCTCAAGAGGAGGTAACTATGACCAATGGGCAATTGATGGGCCATCCTTTATCTTTTCCGCTACTCTGCGCAGCTAATGCAGCAGTTTGTAGATTTGCCCTGGAAAAGGTGTGGAAACGGAAGTTTACTCTCGATGATATCCCGTTACTTGTTAACGGTGATGACTGTCTCCTAATAGGTCCTGAATCACTACAGGACGAATGGAGAACAGCGGCTGGAAATGTGGGTTTAATAGAATCTGTAGGGAAGTCATACTTCTCCGATAGATTTGCTATGATAAACTCACGCTATCTTCAGATAGAAACTTTTCCAGTCTACATGAGAGAGGACCCAGAATATGGAGAGGGGATAAGTACATATCGAAGACTCGAAATGTACGACTATCATAATAATCAACAGACAATTATGAATAGTTATACCGATGGGCACTGTTCATGGGATTGGGGCCTTGAGATCTTAGACAAAGGGTCCAAGAAGCTCCCCACCGATGTTCCAGTGCGGTATTTAGCCAGTGTCAAACACGATGTTGGCTACCTCAATCTAGGTATTCTGGTCGGAAGAAAGAAGGGCAGTAATGTTGACTGTGAGGTCAACATTGCTGACACCGTAGATGATTCAACTGCTTACGCCTTTTGGCAGTCTGCTTGCGATAATTATCGTCAGATGGTCTTAAGGTGTAAGAAGTTGTTGATACCCGTGGGGGACTATGTCAAGTCTTTCGATCGGTTCTTTCGACGTATTCCGCTCCCGCTCTATTTGAGCAAAGAGATGGGAGGCTTTGGCTTTGAGGGAAAAGATTATGTCTCAAATTCTATGATGAGAAATCCTTTCAAGCAAAAGAAAGATGGTTCCATTATGATGGGAGAGGCATACTTTGCTGGAGGTCTGGCGTCTGTTTTCGACGACGGAGACTATCCCGACTTCTTAGAAAGAACAAAAGAAGTTCGTAAAGTATTAGACCGTAAAGGTGTAATACCAAGTGCAGAGTGTACCACTCTAGTCCTGTATGAGGAACCAGAGCCAGAGAGCCGTTGGACTGCCTCGACTTGTACAAGAGATCGTACTGTCGGGAGGGGGGTCAGGAGCACCCCAAGGGATGGTGTGGAGATTTGACGTTCTCCTTAGGTGTATATGACTACAGCGTTCTTCGCGAACTGTCTGTGTCCCGCCTGGTAGTGAGTCAGATCTTCTGTATGTTAACAAGTTTCTGCTTGAAACGGTTAGCTCACAGTGTTAGGAAACATGAAGATTGTTCATGGATTATGGAACTAAGTTCGATGACAAAGAGCTTAGTGAGGACAGTAGTCTGCCTACTTATCCTTCGATGACTTAATGTGTCATTATCCACGATCCACATGTTATGTAATACTGAGTGCGCCGGTGCTTCAATAGGAGACAGCGTCCATACAGAATGTGAGGTGAGATGTTAGTCTTAGTTAAATTTACTAAGACAGAGATTTAGATGTAATAATACGACATCTTTAATTGTGTAGCACGATGAGGGCTATGCTGGCTTTCCGATATTGAGCCACTCATTGAGTGGTCGGATTTAGCTAAGCATCCTGCGTGAAAGAACGGTAATGTTTTCTCTTGAAACAACTTTGACAGCGTAACTCTACTATGAGTCACATAAGAACCTTTAAGTGGTGTTCACCACGTGTAGGCGCCTATGTCAATTTGATGTGTCAATGAGATCCATTACACGTATGGTCGGACCGTTGTTTGGAACTTCGGTATCCGAGTACACAAGATCTCTGTCTAAGACTATTTCTTAGATTTCTTCTCTTCCTCTAGATCTCTCTAACTCAACAGTGTTTAGGACCAGCACTTTTCACAAGTACTGTTACTGCGGTATACACACC